GAAGAAGGCACCGAAGAAGAAATGGAAGAAGGCGAAGAGATTGAAGAAGCCGAGGATGACTCTGACGAATCAGAGGACGAAGCTGAGGAAGAAGAAGCTGAAGGTGAAGATGCTGAAGAAGGAGACGATCAAGAAGTTGGAGACATGGATGTCGATGAACTTAAAGATCTTATCCGCGACATTGTTGCTCAAGAAATGGGCGGCCATGGCGAAGAAGAAGTAGAAGATCATGGGGACATGGATGCTGGTGAAGAAGCTGGCGGAGATGATGAAACTATAGATCTTGACGAACTTCTTGCTGAACTAGACGAACTATCTGAAGAAGAAACTCACGAAGGAGAAGAAATGGAAGAAGGCGTTGAGGAAGAAGTAGAAGAAGTTGTAGCCGAAGAAGAAGAAGTGAAAGAAGAAACTAATGAAGAACTTAATGAAGCACTTGAAACTATCGAGTCACTTCGTAAAGAACTTAATGAAGTAAACCTTCTTAACTCTAAACTTCTTTATGTTAACAAAATCTTTAAAGCAAATAATCTTTCAGAAAGTCAGAAAGTAAATATTATTGCTGCTTTCGACAAAGCTGAAACGGTTAAAGAAGTAAAATTAGTATTCGAAACAGTTTCTGAGAATGTAGTTACTAAGAAAGAGACTACTATCAAAGAATCAAAACTTGGTATGGCTTCTAAAGCAACAGGTACAACTGCTGCTAAACCAGAAGTAATTAACGAAGTTTCTGATGCTGTTCGTAGAATGCAAAAATTAGCTGGAATTATTAAATAACCTTTTTACAATTTAAAACATGGAAATTAACCAATTATTGGAAGGGTCTGCTAGCAATTACAAAAGCCTACAAGCTGATGCAGCTCGTTTGGCTGACAAGTGGACTCAATCTGGACTCTTAGAAGGATATTCTAACGAGATCGAGAAAAACAACATGGCTATGATCTTGGAAAACCAAGCCAAGCAAATCGTAGCTGAGCAGTCAAACATTGGTACCGGAGCTACTTCTAAAGCAGTAGGCGGTGCTGGTGAGAACTGGGCAGGCGTTGCGCTACCTTTGGTACGTAAAGTATTTGCTCAAATCGCTGCTAAAGACTTCGTTTCTGTACAACCTATGAATTTACCTTCAGGTCTTGTATTTTATCTAGACTTTAAGTACGGAACTGGACGTCTTGCCGATACTAACATGTACGGTAATGTATCTACTGCTGGTGCTAAAATGTCTGTAGGACAGGAAGTAAGCGGTGGACTTTACGGAGCAGGAAGCTTTGGATATTCTATCAACTCAGGTTCTGCTACTGTTGCAACATCAGCTGTAATAGCTACTGACTCTGGTTCTATCGGATACGATGATAGTAAAACCCTTACCGACTTCTCTACAGTTACTGTATCTCTAGCTGGTACTGGATTTGATGCTGCTGGCGCAAGAGCATTCCGCTTATTCTCTGGATCTAGCGATATTACTAACTACCCAGAATTTACAACTGTTAGCGGTAACAACGTAGTATTTACAGTAAAAGCTACCGATCTTGGTGGTGATTCAGGAACTGCAGTTATTTCAGGATCAGTTCTTTATCATAAGCAACCTGCTGATAATACAAGAGGTGACTTTGAAGATGCTCCTGCAGGATCTATTACTATCCCTGAAATCAACGTAGAGCTTGCTTCTGAGGCAATCGTTGCTAAGACTCGTAAGTTGAAAGCTCAGTGGACTCCAGAATTCGCTCAAGATCTTAACGCATACCACAGCATTGACGCTGAGGCTGAGTTGACTTCTTTATTGAGTGAGTATATCTCTATGGAGATTGATCTTGAAATTCTTGACATGCTTATCAAAGACGCTGTTACAGAAGAGCAATGGTCAGCTGTATCTAACAAAAGCTGGACTGGTACTGCTTGGAATACTCCTACAATTGAAACAGGAGGATTCTACAATACTCAAGGAGAGTGGTTCCAAACTCTTGGAACTAAAATCCAAAAAGTATCTAACAAGATTCACCAAAAAAACACTTCGCGGTGGTGCTAACTTCCTAGTTTGTTCTCCAACAGTTGCAACTATCCTAGAATCAATTCCTGGATATGCTGCTTCAACTGACGGTGACAAAATGGACTTTGCATTTGGTGTACAAAAAGTAGGACAATTGAATGGTCGTTACAAAGTATACAAAAATCCATACATGACTGAAAACACAATCCTTCTTGGATATAGAGGTTCTCAGTTCCTTGAAACTGGTGCTGTATATGCTCCTTACATTCCATTAATCATGACTCCTCTAGTATACGATCCAACTACCTTCACACCACGTAAAGGTATCATGACTCGTTATGCTAAGCAGATGATTCGTCCTGAATTCTATGGTAAGATTTTCGTTAGTGATTTAGCTACTGTATAATCTAATCTTAGATTTTAATTAAGAAAGAAA